GGCGACCTTGAGCATCTCGACTTCCTTCATCATCTCTGGCGGCATTTGGCCCGGAGGTGGTGGAGGAGCGAGGAACTGCTCAGGGTTGCTCCAGCCCATCGCCTTCATCGCCGCGAGATCAATTGCCTTGGCGTCATACATTGTTGGGTTAGCAGCCTGAAGTTGCTTCAACGCCATGATCTTCATCAGGCGCTGCGTCTGGCTTGCCGTGTTAGGGTCTGCCTGCGGGACAAGATCACAGTCATCTAATGCTGCGATGAATGTTGCTTCGTCCCAATTATATGTTGGCTTCTTGTTGCGGCCCCAGAAAGACGTTGGGTGCTCGCGGAAACAACGAACGAGCAGCTCGAACTCTTCAGCCTGTGAAACGTGCAGACGCTTGTGGACCGCATTCAAGATCTTCGTAGCTTGGTCGATCAAAGCCAATGTAGTGCCAACGGGTGCGTTGTCCCGTCCCTCGCCTACTTGCAGTTCGCTTGTCGTGCCGACGCGCTGTCCAGTCTCGACCATATTCGTGACGAGGTTCATCAGAGCCATCCCCGGCTCCTTGTATGGCAAAGGCATGATCGCTTGATTGATCGGCAGGCCACCCGTCTTCACTAACGCTCCGCCGCCCGGAGGGACGCGGAATATGTTGGTGTTTTGTCTCGCGCCCGTGTCGGCCATTAAGAAGCCGGGGAAGTTGGCATACATACCTGCGTCCAACATTTCGCGCCATGCAGCTGTCACCGCATTAGTAGTGTTGCCAAGGATGTGCAGTAGACCAATATCGTAAAAGCCCAGACCGGGGACGAACGTATATTTAACAAAGTTGTTTCTTGCTTCAGGTAGTTCGTCACCTTCTTCGCCAGTCGGTTCATCGTAGTTTCTTACAATAGATAGAATCTCTTTCGAGCTTTTATCAATTGTAACACGATACGGAATTTCTAAACCCGTTTCTTTGCCTTTATATTTGTGCTCAAAGCCAAATATATCTAGCTCGCAATAGATTTCATACACTTCCCTGTCACGGTCTTCTGGGTTGCGTGAATCGAGACTGATTCCTTGTTGCTCCATCTTTTCGCGTTGAACTGCATCTAAGTTCTCTGTCAATGGAATAGACAAGTCGACGTCACGATACACGCCAAGGATCTGCAGGCGCTTAACAGTTGACGGACGCATCATTACGCGGTGCGTGATGCGCTTTGCCGTGCTCAGGTCTGTTGCGGCGTTGTTAACGATAAGATCGTCAGCGTCGACACTTTCACTAACCGGCCTTCCGCGAAGAGGGCAGAAATAGACTTTCTTGAAACTGGTCCCTCCAAAACCAAGCATGAATAGCATTCGGTCGGTGTCGGGATAATATTCTCTGGCGATGGCGGTGAGGTAGTGGTTGAGGTCTGTTTCGAGTGCATGAGCGAGTTCATCCTCTTGCAACGTATCACCAGATGATTCGCTCCGAACCTTCACCGGCCCATCAGTCGGAAGCATCTCGCTGCGGGCGTTAGCCTGAAAGCGCAGGACTGCTTCAAGTAGGAGCGGGTGGCGCACTTTGCTCATGCCCTCCACAGGCGCTCCGTCGGATGCGCCCTGAAGGCCCGGAATTTCGATCTTGAGGCCGAGCAACTTAATGCCCTGCGCTCTATCTTCAATCCAGTCTCCGCGGCTGTCCAAGTCATCTTGAACGCCACGGAGTAGCTCATACGAAATGCGTTGCAGTTCACCTTGGTCGATGTCATCGACTAAGTTTGAGAACCATTCCCTTGCTCTTTCTGCCTCACTCGGACCGTCAACTGGTCGACCATCGAGTGATACACTGATGGAGCCATCATCGTGCTCAATACGGAGGATGTTGCCATTGTCATCTGTGTCGGGCTTGTCCTCTCCGTCCCCTATTTCAACCATCACGTCTTCGAGACCGCCGAGCCCTTGGGGGTCATCCTGATCTTGGCGGAGGTTGTGATAGCTAGGAGTAACAGGCATGATTAATGTCCCTTTGCGTCAATTAGCAGACGCGAAATCTCTTCAACGAAACGGTCTAAACCCTCGCGCGCGGCCATATTATCATCTTTAGCCTGTATGTGGTAGGTGCGGACATAATCGTTTGGCTCTTTGCCCCATACCGTTACTTTGAACTTTCCGAGACCTTGGCCATGAGCTGGCGGTCTGTCGATCACGTCTACGACTGCGCTTGCAGGTATCATTATTCTTTCCTTGATTATCCGGGATAAAGTGGCTCGTCGCTGGAGTTGATATGCACTCTACTCTGGTCAAGCTCCGCAGTCCATTCCGCGCCGCGGAGTAACATGCCGGTGTCGCGCAGGTGCTTGAGCGCCATTGACGTGGTGTCAACAAGGTCGTCGTGCTTGGACTTTGGGAATACCGAAAGCTGGTTAATTACCATGTCTGCCCAAGTCGTGTCGGGCATATGGATCAAGCCCTCAAAAAATAAGTGCTGAACGCTGTATAAGCGGGCAAGTTTGTCCTGACCCTTTGGGTCGATGAGTTGAACGTAAAAATCCTCGTGCCCATACAGGCGACGAAGTTCTTGTGCCACGCTGTAGCCGGAGGCCTTATTCTCCACGAGGAGCTTCATGACGCCGTAACTGTCCATCGTTTCTTGTATCTTTTCGACCAGCTCGTGCAGTTCTAGGCGTTCTGCCCACGCATACATGAGCATGACGCGTGGCCTCTCCTCGCGGTATTGCCGATCAAGCGCGGTCATTGATCCGTCGAAGGCGGGAACGCGATTGGCCTGCGCCATTCCCTCTCCCCCAGACCATACGCCCCATACTGTCATTGCTGATGGGTCGTTGTTGGTCTTTGTCGTGAAGGCTGTATCAACTGCCGCAATGACATAATCAAAGGGCGGATATGTTGGACGTTCCCACGTTGGAATCCATTCTCGCTTGATAACGCCACCGCCTCGTGGGCTTGGCATCTGCTGGAACTGAGCGGCGGCCGCCCACGGCCCCATAATGATCTCGTCGCGCTCGACCACCTCTTCCGGAAATCTATCCGGAAATAGCAGCTCGCCCTCTTCAGTCCTGTGATCTTCGAGGCCCAACATCGTCGGCTGCGCCCTCGACGGGTCAAAGCGCATTGGCAGGGAGATGTAGTCGTAAGGCAGGTTGCGGTCTAACACCGATCCAATAATGTCGTCTTCTGCCAGCCTCTGTTGAATGATGATGATCGCAGACTTCTTGGGGTTCACGAGACGTGTCGGGATAGCTTCAAAGAACTGCTGATTAGTCGTGTCTTTAATCTGCTGCGAGGCTGCGTCAGAAACTGACAGGATGTCGTCGCATATGATTCGATCTGCGCGAGCGCCGGTTATTGAGTTGATGGCGCAGCACTGGCGAAAGCCCATCGCCGTGTTCTCGAACTTCTGCTTCTGGTTTTGATCTTTCTGTAGGACGACGTGCGGCCACCTGTCGCGATACCAATCTGATTCGATAAGCCGGCGCATCTTGATTCCGTCGCGAATCGCCAGCTCTTGGCTGTGCGAGATACAGATGTAACGCATGTGGGGCTTGTTCATTGGCCCCCACTCAAAGCTCGGCCAGAAGACATTGACGAGGAGAGACTTCATCGAACCCGGAGGGACGGCAATCATGAGACGGTTGTAGAAAGATCCGTCGTCAAACTCTGTTTCATTTGTAATAGCAAGGAGCGATTCTGAGATGAGGTCTATGTGCCAGTTGTGAATATATTCAGACCCGGGCTCGATCGCCCCCCACGCCTGCTTAACAAACTCTGCGAAGCTTTCTTCGCATTCAGCTCTTGTGATGTCGATATAGCCTTGGCGTGCGTCTACACGCTTTCCAAATGCTTCAACTATTACCGGCTTCAGGCTCATCGAATATTGCTTCACTGTCCATTGGTATCATTATATAGCCGTCGTCGAGCATATTTTTAAGATAAAGCATTATTGCTTTCTCTACATCAACCTCAGACTTCGCGGCGGTTAATGCATCGTTGTGTGCCACGATGATTATCTTCAACGCCATTCATGATCTCCTCAATAATATCTCGCTTGCGTTGTGCGACCTTATGCTTCTCGACAATGTATGGCGTGTAAGCATCATACTCTTTAACAATCATTGCGGCGCGCTCGCGCTCCTCGAGCCTTATGCGCTTCTCCAAGAAGTATAGATCATCAATTAATGATTCGATGTGCTTCTCTGTCTGTGTCAATGCGTTGTCCCCTCAGTCCACATTGCCATACCGTGCGACGATGCCGTGTTTACTGTTTCGGTCACGATATTAGAAAAGTTCTCTAACGCGCGTGTCGCGTCGTCTGCTGATGCTAGATCATTGCACAACATGTAAGATACGGTAGACGCCAAAACTTGAAATGCAGCCTCTAAGCTTTGCATCTCATACAACATACCGAGAACTTCAGAAACCGTTTCCGCCACCTCTCTCATTTCCTGATGGGAGAGTTCGACTTCCCTCATTTATCAGCAGTCTTTAAAGCAGTAAGGAATATTGTCTTCAATACGTCTCTCTGCTCAGGCTCAAGCTGATCCGCATCGATCTTGTGCGCCGTCTCCATTTTAATTGCGCCGCCATCAGCGCCAGTTAACTCTGTAACCTGCTTCTCAGTGTAATCATCACGAAAGCGAGACGTCACACTCTTCAACCAAAGTTGCGCATTAAAGTTCTTATTATCCATGTTTCCTTGAGCTTTATTCTCCCACCAATTTTGAGAGTGAACCTTTGCGCGTGCGAGAGCGGTGGAGAAATCTTCGTGGGCCGCGGCCCAATCAAAGATCGAAGCCTTATCTACATCGAACGCGGAAGCCATTTGAGCGATGCTTTTTCCAAGCTTTCCAAGCTCAATAACAATCTCACAATATTCAGGCTGATAAAGAGAAGGACGACCAACTGGCCTTTTTTCTGGCTTTGCTTTTTTATTTGCTGCTGCAATCCTTTCTAGGATCTCAACCATTGGATCTTGTGTTTCTTCAGCCATCTCAATTACAATTCTCTGGTTGAACAAATGTGCAATCGGCAATGTATCTCACCGGGACCGAGCACCCAACAAGGAATGCAAAGCCAAATAGCGCGAGGCTATACATAGCTGCTAAAATTAAGAACCGCATCGTTTCCTGTTTCATGGTTTCAGACCGCAGCATGACATCCCCTTCAATATAGCACACTACGGTCTGAATTTCACTTAATCAAAATCTGCTAGGTCTTCATCTATTGACGAAGTTTGGAACGAAGCCATTGCTGCTTGGCCCAAGGGGGTGTTCGCCAACATCCCCAAAGCGTCCATATAAACAGCCAAAAGAGCCTGCTCCTCAGCACGCTTCTTTGCATCCTGCTTGCGCAGTGCAATGATTTTCTTAATAATATTAGGATGAAAGCCGTCTCCCTTTGCTTTGGAATACACCTCTTTGATGTCCTCGGCAATGACGGCTTTCTCCTCTTCGAGCTTTTCGATTCGCTCGACGACGGACTGTAATTGGTTGTTAGTCATAACGTCCTCTGTGGGAGATTGAGGCTACCTAATAAACGAATCATCAATCTCAATGCTGGAACTGTTGCGGTAGCTGATACAATGTCGCCCATAATTATTTTTAAGTCAACTTCACTATTTTAGTTGACTGGTGCGAAAATCGCACTATACTCCTACTCACTGAACAACACACTTATGGAGATCGACATGACACACTTTACCGCCGCCGAGAAAGCCGCTTCAGCCGACGCTTATGCAGCTCTCAAATACGAGCAGAAAGCAATCAACGACCGCGTTGATGCAGCCAAAGAAGACCTCGTCCTCAAGGCTGGCAATGACAAGGAGCTGGTCGGTGACACCATCATCGTGTCACTCGTTGCCAAGAAAGGCTCCGAGACCTTCAACAAGGAAGCAGCTATTGCCCTCCTCAAAGAACTCGGCGCTACGCCTGCACAGATCGAAGGCCTCAAGGGCGTTGGCAAGCCAACCACTGCAATCACCCTGAAGCCAAAGCTTGCTCTGGCCGTCTAATAACGGGGCTCCGGCCCCTTCCCTTACCTTTATGGAGATTGACATGTATCGCTATAAAACGACCTCCTATTTCGACATGATGGGCCACGACTGGACCGTTACCATTGAATACGACAATGTAACCAAAGGCTGTCCAGCAACATACTGGGAACCAGCAGAACCGCCCGGATACGACATAGGTCGGATTTGGTTATCACGAGATGAATATAAATATAGCGGCCCAGATTGGGAGCTAACTGGAGAGATGTATTGGCTTGTCTCAAATTTAGATAAAATACACAATTCTGTTATTTCAGACATTAACTATGGAGATTGACATGAATATCATCACCCACAAGTGCACCCACACCAATACTTGGTTTGCTTACGACGACAACTATGCCGACGAGTATACGCCCCACGGTGTTGGTGACAGCCGTCAGGAGGCGGTCGAGAACCTCAAAGAGGCAATGGAAATATATTTTGAGAAGCATGACATGTTGGCGGATTGGAACCTTTGGGTATCTGAAATCAACAGAATTGAAAGGTATTGATATGACACGCGCCTACGTCTTTGGCTCACTGGAGCCTTGCTATGAGCACAATCCAAAGCTGTGGAATGTTTTCTGCGCTTTGACAAACCGCCCGCTTGCGCAACCAAACTACAATTGGACGGAGCAGGATGTAATCAACTTCATTATCTCAAGGGCAAGCATCTATGACGCCGGAACATCTAAAGACAATCATGCAGAATCAAAACCTGTCCGTTATGGATTTGGTGACGATAGTGAACGGCTCAAAGAGACAAGTGATAGCGTGGAGGATGGGGGAATCTCCGGTGCCGCAGATACTATCTTTTCTCTTGCAGGCTCTTGAAGCTGGAATGATAACGCAAGACTGGCTTGTAGAAGTGTTACAGCAAGAACTAAGACAACAAACATAAAAAAATGGGGGAGGCGATGAACTCCCCCTTTTTTGTCACGCAATGTGTGCTTTTCCTGTTTTCGATGGCAACTCCTGAGTTTGTTTACGACACAAGATTACAGGGAGGTTGACGATATCCCTGCAATTCCTAAAAGTCTGTTTCGTATCTCTCTCCAAGGTCCATCATCATTTCAAACGACCTAAGATTAGAACTGAGATACTTAACCTTTTGACGTGCTTCTGCGCGCTCCTCTTCACTAAGGTCTGGCGCTTCCGCTTCAAACTCTGCGGCATTTAACTCGCGGGTAATTCTGTTTACAAGCCGTGCAATGCTGACTGCATTGTAGAGGTATGCGTCTTTGACTTTCATTTTAATCTCCATTTCTAAAGTATTCACCGTGATATTTTTTGGCTTCTCTAATATAAGCTGCGTGTGCATCATCTGGAGTATCATAAACTCCTAAATATTTATATTTTCCTTTTATTGTTATAAACGCCTCATATCTACAACCTTTATTTATTACCCTTACACCTTTCATTTTAAATTTATTTTTTGTTTTAGAATTTGCATTATTTTGTGAGTTATTTGCTTCTCTTAAATTGCAAATTCTATTATCAGATCTATTTCTATTTATGTGATCAATTAAATTTGCAGGCTCTACACCATAAAACATTTTCCATATTATCCTATGGGCGCGATAACTAATATTATCTATTCTTATATTGATGTATCCATAAGATTTTGCCCCTGCAATACTGCCAGCCGTAGCTGTGGGGCTTTTGTTTATTTTCCAATATAGAAATCCAGTCTCTAAATCGTAATTAAGAATTTGACGAAGATAAAAAGTATTTGGTAAATAGTTTTTAGCCATTGCCCATCGCCGTTGGGTTAGAGGTTAGAAAGCCCGGAGCTGTTAGCGCAGCGTCGGGCTTTTGTTTATAGCACAATCAAAATGGGATGTCTTTATCTCCATATTCCCAATCAAATGCAGAAACCCCATCAATCGGAGCAGAAGCATCAAATATTCCCTCTTCTGTTCCTACAGGAGTTTCTAATGGATTAGATACTCTTAATTTTGTTTTTGTTACTTCCGCCCCGGGGAAGTGTTTTTTAATTTCAGCAATCTCCGGAAAAGCGGAAATCATGTTTCCTATTTCTTCAAGGGTATAGATGTTTATCCGACGGCCCTCAGCCAAAACCCTATTGACCAACTGAGGTTCTTTAACAATTGTAGCCACCGTCCCATCTTTAAGCGTAACTTCCCATATCGCTGGGTCCAGCACCTGTGCACCTGATTCGGTTGCCGCCTTGTCGAGCGCATTCCAAGCCTTGACCATTCTTCTTGCTTCTCGCCTGACGTCTTCAAGGCTTCCGTCCCATCTTGCTTGGCTTGTTAAATACTTTTGTCTATCAAACTTTTCCCGCAACTCTGTAGACACTAATAAACGCAGCCTATCACGTCCCCATTTTATTTCCAAAGACACCTCGAGCGCGTCTGCCTCATCTAACTCCGCCCTGCCGGCAATGTATGTGCCGGGGGTCTGCATCCACTCTGCGGGCGTGTATCCTGAAACAACGACGCCCCTGTCACTCGGGGGTGGCTTCCTCTTCGACCTCGGTTTTATCGCCATTTAAGTCTCCATCAATATCAATCGAATCTCGTATTTGTAACGCTGCCTTTATCGCATTCTTAAATGCCGTCTCGCCATCAATGCAATCACAGTCGGGCAGCCTCGGCGTATTCGTAAACGCATCAAGAGCAGCCTTAAATATTTTCTCAAAGTCACTTGCATTCACGACGGAACCTCTTGTTGATCTCCATCTGGAATACCAGTCCCACGACCAGCAAAAACACGACGGCGAATGCTATGCCCATCCCGATGAAATTGGCAATCGATTTTAATACGCCGTTAATCATCCAACTGGTCCAGCAAAAGAGAGAACACAAACGACACGAAGCCAGCTACCGTGACCGATACCAATATCGCCGTTATGTCGTCAGCCGTGAGGTTCATCGCATCATCTCAATCTCAAATCAATCCATCGTTCACAGCATCTTCTATCATAGAAAATACCATCTTCAAACCATCTGGATTTTTATCCAGAAAAGCCTGCAAGCTTTTACAGTCAGCAAGTCTTTTCTGAACACGACTATATCCAAGCCTGCTGCGACGGATCTTGCCGCGTATCTTATTTACAGACTTAACCCGAAAGTTAATCCACTCGTCTTGAGGTGTGCCGTTTATCCAAAACAACCGATACTGGTCGTTCTCAACTATCAATGGTTCGACCATATCGGTCCTCTGATTCTCAATCGCCGTTAAGGCTAATCCAAAACACCATCGCTCGTCAACCCTCAGACGGAGCGACCGAGCGCGCCCTCAAGGCGCTGGCGAGGGAGCGAGTAGTCCCTGTAAGGGGGGCACCCTCGCACATTCGATGTATTTGATTTTAAAGGATTCGCGAGGGTCTAGGGTAGGATAGGACTCTCGCGACCCTCGCACCCTCGCGTTTGCTTTATTATCAATCATTTGCGTCATTTTCAACACTCGCATCGATACCTGCCTTGTTGGGTGGGTTCCAGCCTCCCCGCTTGGTGTAAGCGGGCCATATTTCGACATGCAAACCTTTCTTTGTTGTCTTATTATCCTTGTAATCTGTCTCGACCCAAATGTCAGAAACGAGGAAATATTTGATCAGCTTCTTCGCATCTGATTCGCTGAACTTCACGTTCTTAAATCTGTCCTCGACAATCTGCAGCATTTTATTCGCCGCATATCTTGCGGTAGCATTCGCCGCATCCGTCCACGGCTTCTTGGCAATCTCATCGCTATCCATCTGCTCAAAGAAGGCGTCCCAGACCTCATTAGGAAGACGGACGCCGGAGACTATTGCGCTGCCCGTCTCCTGCTTGCCACCAAAGTCTACGTTAATGACGTTGCCAGTGTGTATTGTCCTCTCGATGTAGAGGCTCGTGCGTTCACGCCCAAAGCCCGTGACAAAGGAAACCTGTGTGACCGTAAAATCGATCTCCCAGCCGTCTGGAGCGGTTTTAATCTTCTGGGCTGTGATACTGCCAAACATCTGCCCGGGCTCTCTCTGGACCCACAGGATGAAGTCTGCGGCACCATCAAAGACCGTCGATCCACGCATCGTCCCATTACCATTACGGCTCATGTGGTGAACACCAATGACGGCACACTTGAATGAGGTTTTGATGTAGTCGCAGGCTGCGACAGCTTGTGTCATATCCTTTTGCAGGTTCTCGTCTGCGCCGGGAAGGACACGGGACATCGTGTCGACGAACACCGCCACAACTGGCGCTCCCTCCATCTCCTGAGCGTGCTGGATGGTCTTTACGATCTTATAGACGTCTGGCTTCTGCATGAAGTTCATGCTGTCAGGGACGGCATAGAAGGGGATGGTATTGGGATCTATCCCCGTCATCTTCTTCCACGCATAGAGACGGTTTTTGATATCGGCAAAGCCCTCGCTGGTTACATATACGACGGGGCCGTGCTTCTTAACCTTATAGCCTAACCATTCGTCTAGACCGGCGGCAGCGGCCAGCCCTAGACCCATCGCAATGAAGGTCTTTAGGCACCCGGGGACGCCGACGATGAACCCAAATGATTCGGCAGGTATGACGTCTTCAACGAGATACTCAGGGTCTGGCATAGCCATAATGGCCCCAGCCCTGAGTAGGGTGAAGATGTTGTCTGGCGTGTGGGGCGGCTCGACCTTTATTGGTGCTTCAGGGTCTGTCCCAAAACTATAGCTATTTTTTTGTAGGTTCTCGGATTGACGCTCTCTGACGATCTGCGCCTGCTCCGCGACTTTGGTGTCCCAAAGCCGCATCGCGGCGCTCCACTTCTGATTGAATAGTGTGATACCCCTGCCTTCGCGCTCTAGGAGTAAGTGCTTAGGCTGACCGGGATCGTTTATTCTTGTTACGACCTTAGAGACGTAAACCTCAAAGAGCTCTCTTTTTATCTCTTCCTGTTTTTCTTTCCCATCTGGTATGGGGCTGTCCCGATACATGTCGAGGATACGTCCCCACACCATGCGGGTCATCTTATCCTCACGGCCATCAGCCGCCTCGCCCCACGCAGTCTCTGCATATTGGGGCGTAGGGGTTTTAAGGGTGTAGGTTATTTCGCCGGTTTTAGGATTAACGACCTCAATTGGCTCTTGTGGTTTTATGTGACCACTTTGGGCCGCAAGGTCGTCGAGCTCTTGTAGGAAATCTTTTGGCGCTAGGGCTATCTCCACCTCATAGGGTGCGAGGCCCTCGAGCCATTCGTAGTTCTTTCCTGATTCGTGCTTTGATGGCGCAATTACTGCGAAGCCACCAACGCCTCTAATGTCCACGCCGATTTGCGTGCGTATGGTAGGGGGCACCCACGACTCGGGATAGCGGAACAATAACTGTAGCCCGCCCCCTCCGGTGCGCTGGGTAGGGGTTTCGCTAACCGCTCCTCCGTAGGTCTGACAAATGTTGTCCCACCACAGCTGGGCGACGGGGTTCTTATGGGTGTCGAGATCAAGAACAAAGACGCGCCCAGAACACACGCCAGTAAGGATACCCAGATTACCTCTTTGGGAATAGATCCCTGCTCGTCCATACCATTCGTCGAATTGCTCATCTGATATCAACTCCTGTGTAAATTGACGCCAGTTAATTGCTGGGCGTTTGATTGTGTCTGTTGGTTGTTTCTTTTCCGACTCCAGCATTGCAGGAACAACCTGCAAACCAATAGAGCGGTAAAGCCTTGCATAGTCTGCCGTGGAGGCAAACTCTTCATCAAATTCGGGTGACATGAGGGGCCTCAGTTATATCTATTGACGTGAGATTTAATAATTATTAAAAGTGAGGAGTTCTTAATTTAGACATGACGGACCTCCACAACTTAACGCCGCGACTCACCCCCGCGGCGTTTTTTTATTCATCTGTTTCTTCTAATGCCTTTCGAGCTGTCAAAAGATCATCATACAGATTGTCTAAAGCGATAAATGCTTCTTCTCCTTCGCACATAGCAAAAGGGCTTAATGCCTTACGCAATTTATCCTTATCAAGTCGTAATTGTTCATTTGCATTTCTCAGTTGCATGATTTCAGAAAAGATACTTTCGTTATTCATTTCAATCTCCATTACAGTTGTGTTTGAGCACCATATAAAGCTAGTAACGCCGCCTCGGCCCTACCGTGATCTTTCTTGCGACGAAAGTGTTCGCTCTTAGGCCATTGGCTAATTGCAAGCGCACGAGCCGCCTCTTTATCCGCAGAAAGGCCAAAATATCTTTTCCATTTACCCGGAGAGACATCAACCCTTCTGATGCCAGCTGCGCCAATAACGCCCTTTGCAACACCGTAGGCAACGCCGAAATTGAAAGACGACGACACCCCTTGCTTTGGCATTGCGTGAACAGATTCGACGACAGCCAAGTCGGGGTTGTGATGACTAATGATCTCTGCCAAGGCAGTAGCATTTATTTCTTTTCCTATGATTGGAACGTCATATGCCGCAATGAGATGTATCTCATTTGTGTAGTAAAAGGCGACGGCCCCACTTGCGCCGGGATCGACGCCCATTACACATTTATAGGTCATAATTTCTCCTGAGATTTATTTTCATATCTCAATCTCAAAGCAATTAACACGACGCTACAACTAAACCTAAATTTTTGTCAATGTTCATTTTTTTGTTGACCAGACCCACGACTTCTATATGTTGTGATGACGAATCGATATTGATCTAAACATAGAGGTCTTGTGAAAAACAACCCTTTCTCTGCTCACGGTATTGAACATTTATCTCCGTCAACCTGTAACCTGTTTACGGGTTCTCCAGCAATGTTTGTTTTGGACAAGTGCCTGAAGCGCAAGGGCCCGGTGGGGTGTGCCGCATACCGCGGGACAGCAACTGAGAAGGGTATTGAGCACGGGCTCGTAACTGGCGCACCCTTAGAAGAATGCATTAAGGTTGCTGAAGAAGAATTTTGGCGACTGTCTGCCCTGTCGGGAGATCCGTCCCGTGAGAAAGAGCGAGACGCCGTCCCAGAGATGGTTAAGATTGGATATGCCGAGCTAATGCCATATGGTCCACCCACCAGCGTTCAGGGCGCCATTGAGCATTGGTTTAAGGGTATTGCAGTTCCCTTCATTGGCTATTATGACTTCGAGTGGTCCAACCACAAAATACTGATAGATCTAAAAACGACACATGCTCTCCCTTCTAAGATCAGCACAAACCACGCGAGACAAGTTGC